GAAAAAGAAACCAATACATTACTTGGTATGAATTTATATCATGGTACACGAACATTTCCAGAAAAAATGGAAATAGATGACCTAGAAATATTACGATTAATACGAAAGTTACGTTACTTTCCTTTAAAAAATATAACCATCAAACCAGAAGAATCTTATTTTCATGCCAAAGATTTATCAAGTTATTTACATGGCTTTTTAAGAGAAAATGATTTAAAACAAGGAATTAAAAATGCCAACCCGTACAAAGAACGATATCAAAAGAATAATGATGTATTTGTACATATTCGTTTAGATGATCCTGAATTGGATATACAATATGAATATTATGCAACAGTATTATCAAGTTTATCGTTTACAAAAGGATACATCACATCAGATAAGAAAACTCATGAAATATGTCAAAAATTGTTAAAAAACTACCCGACACTATCATGGATTGATAATGACCCTTCTATAATGAAAAATAATGTGATTTTACGAATTATTCAATTTGCAAGCACTTGTAAACATGTTGTACTATCCAGTGGTAGTTTCTCATCGTTAATTGGTAGTTTGTCATTTGATTCTACCGTGTATTTTCATGAACAACAAAATGAGATGTTTGCTATAGAAGGATGGAATAAAGTTACAGTAAATAAAAAAGAAGACTTAACTAAAAATGATTCTAAAAATGATTCTAAAAATGATTCTAAAAATGATCCTAAAAAAATGTCTATATTTTTAACTCGTGATGGCTGGAATAAAATAATACTTGATAAAAAACTTGATAAAGAAGTTGATAAAGATATAACTATTATTCAAACGTTAAATAATTCTAAAAAAATATTTTTAACGTGTGGTAACCATAAATTTCAAGGGGCATTAACTAGAATAACAGAACAGGTAAAAAAACTAAATATATTTGATACGACAATTTGTTATGATGAAAATAGTCTTAAAAATTGTACTGATTTTTGGGACAAACATGGTATGTTTATTACATCAAATCCTAAAGGATTTGGGTATTGGATATGGAAATCATATGTAATATCTAAAACACTTAATGATATGAAAAATGATGAAATTTTATTTTACGCAGATGCTGGGTGCGAAATAAATTATAAAGTAAGACATAAAATGATAGAACATATAAATAAATTAGATAATGTAGAACTTATGGCAACAACAACTGGATATGTTGAAATACAATTTACAAAAAAAGATTTATTGATATCATTAGATGCTGATAAACACGAGTACATAAATAGTTTACAAGTTCAAGCTGGTATATTGTTAATAAAAAAAACGGAAAAAACAACTTTATTAGTAAATGAATGGTATAAAGCATGTCAAAATTATAAAAATATAGATGATACACCTTCAGTAAACCAAAATTACAAAGAATTTATTGATCATAGACATGATCAGTCCGTTTTTAGTATTTTATGTAAAAAATATAATATGGTAAATTTTGATTTAGATCCAGTAGATTTTCGTAATTTACCTAATTACGAGTATCTAACTGATTATAATGTCATAAAAAATTATCCTATTATAACTTCACGAAATCCACATAAAAATAGTATATTTAATGAACTAAATGAATGATAAATATAGATACCAAAACAAAATTCTTATGAGCAATTTTAAGTTAAATAACCTTAAAATTATATTTGAGTTTTGAAACTATTTTATATTTTTAACATTTGCTTTACACGACTCATACGAGTTTGTATTTCATACAATTCTTTTTGAAAATTTGATTGTTCTAATACTGTCATTGTCTTTGTTTTTATTTTTTTATTAAAATCATTTAACAAATTAGCATGCTTTACTCGAAGTTTAAAATATTCTTTAAAAGATTGACTACGAATATCCTCCTTCTTTTTGTCTATAATTTTTTTAGATTTAGGGTTAGATTTAGGATTAGTTTTAGGATTGGATTTGGGTTTAGTTTTAGGTTTATTTACAATAATTTTATCACGTTTTCCAACATTATCTAGACTAATCTTTCCAGATGATATTTTATCTAAAAGTTTCTTTATAACTGGTGACTTTGTTTCATTATATTTTTTTTCTAACAAGAGCTTTAAATCATTTCGCATTTCTTTTTGTTGTTTAATAGATGCTTCTGGGTTAGTATGTTTAAGTAATTCTATTTTTTTATTATTTATTTTATTATTACGTATTTGACGGAGTTGTTGAATTATTTTTTTATTACCAGGTTCTTTTTGTAATAACTTTTGTAATTTTTGTTTTAGTAAAACTAATTTACGCTTTTCTATACTTTTCTTTTGACTATTCTTTAGACCGTTTTTTACACTATTTTTTGAGACTACACCGGCTGTCTTTATGTTATTTTTAGATAATTTTGTTATGTTCTTTACACCGTTCTTTACACCGTTCTTTGCATTATTTTTTGATACTCTTACAGCTTTCTTTGCGTTGTTTTTTGATACTCTTGTTACATTTTTTACACTGTTCTTTACATTATTTTTTGATACTTTTTTTACATTCTTTACTACTGCGGTCTTTACATCTTTCTTTACATTATTTTTTAAGAGTCTTGTTACATTTTTTACACTGTTCTTTGCATTGTTTTTTGATACTTTTAAAGCCTTCTTTACTCCGGCGGTCTTTACATCTTTTTTTACATTATTTTTTAAGACTCTTGTTACATTTTTTACACCGTTCTTCGCCTTGTTTTTTGATATTGATTTAGCTAAAATTATTTTAGTTTGATTAATCTTTTCCAACAATATTTTTTTAGTAGTTTTATTCAAATCCTTTGCATTGTATTTATCAATTAATTTTTTTATATAAGATTTTAATTGTTTCTCTTTTGCTTTCTCTTTTGCTTTCTCTTGTTTAATTGTTAAAATCTTTTTATGCATTTGCATTTTTATTAATTGAATTTGAGCCATTGCAATCTTCGTAATATTTTGAGTTTTTGAATTCATTAATTGTGCTATATAACGTTTTAACGATTTTTCCTTACGTTCTAACCTTATCTGTTTTGATATTGGAAGTTGCAATTTTTTAAGTGTAGTGTTACTTTCTGTGTGAGTTTCTTTAACATTACTTTCTGTTTGAGTTTCTTTAACATTTGTAAGATTAATTAGCTTAATATTTGTATTAGCTTTCTTAAATTGAAAAGGGACAATTGGTTTTGGTTGATTTGGTAAAACAAAAGGTTCATGATACCCACATGTAGGTTTGTACTCTTTTGGATAAACGCATAATGTAAATTCTTGTTTACCTTTAAACGAACGAAATGTCCCTACTTTTTGACGGAGATAGGCAGGTATCTTTAAATCTTTTGGGTCATTTTCCAAGTCACCATGTTCTATTAATTTGGTTTTATTTAATGCACCGCAAGTAGCTGAAAAACCAACTTTATAGTCACCATATATTTTATAAGGTTCACATGTATATTTACATTCACCACGATGACTTACACGGAACCACCATGAAGGAAATTGAAATTTTTTATAGCTATAATAGTCTTCACCCGACGTAGATGTGCAGGAATAATGTGGAACACTTTTTAGGACTCCATTTGGGGCACCAACAGTTGGAGTAAGTACACTCTCTACTCCAACAAATGCAAAAAATAATGTTAAAATCACTTTAAGCATTCTTTATTAATTACAAAAAATAGAAATTTCATCTTTTTTATGATAAATAATGAAGTTTGTATCATTATTATTTACATTATTTACATTTACATTCGCATCACGTGAGATTCCTATTCCACGTAGTCTACCTCATTATGTATGTACCAGTTATTTACGAGATAAAACAGTAGACTTTTATGGATATGGAAAACAACATGCTTTTGTTTTTCCAAAAACATGGTCTCTTCTTGAACAAGATGGATATTGCAACGATTTATGCTCTCCATGCGAAGAATATGTATTACCAAAAAGTAATAAAAAAATAATGGTGGGCTATGGAGCGTCTTGTACATTATCTTTTAAAGAACAACAAATTCTTGGATTATATAATGTAACTACAAAAGAAGTCAACAAGGAAGTCAACAACAAAGTCAACAACGAAGTCAACAACGAAATCAACAACAAAGTAGTCAACAAAGGTGACATAAATAAGTCTATTCGTCTACATGAAAGTGTAAATCCATTTGAAATTTATGGTATTTTCGAGTCTAGTGAAAAGCATCTTTTTATTACTAATTATATTTTATGCGTTTATAAAGCATATAAACCTTTGCAAAAAATAATAAAATATACTAAACTACAACCTGCTATTCACTTAATACAACCTATATCGTTAATACAACCTATATTGTTACAACCTATATTGTTACAACCTACTATTCCATTAGCACAACCTATTATCCCTATTACAAATATAATACATCCTACTATCCCGTTAGTACAACCTACTATCCCTATTACAAATATAATACAGCCTACTATTCCGTTAGTACAGCCTACTATTCCCTTAGTGCAACCTACTATTCCCTTAGTGCAACCTACTATTCCCTTAGTGCAACCTACTATTCCGTTAGTGCAACCTACTATTCCCTTAGTGCAACCTACTATTCCGTTAGTACAACCTACTATCCCTATTACAAATATAATACAACCTACTATTCCCTTAGTGCAACCTACTATTCCCTTAGTGCAACCTACTATTCCCTTAGTACAACCTACTATCCCGTTAGTACAGCCTACTATTCCCTTAGTGCAACCTACTATTCCGTTAGTGCAACCTACTATTCCGTTACTGCAACCTACTATTCCGTCAGTGCAACCTACTATTCCCTTAGTGCAACCTACTATTCCGTTAGTGCAACCTACTATCTCGTTAGTACAATCTACTATTCCATTAGTACAACCTAATATTCCTATTACAAATATAATACAGCCTACTATTACGTCAGTGCAACCTACTATTACGTCAGTGCAACCTACTATTCCGTCAGTGCAACCTACTATTCCCTTAGTACAACCTACTATTACAAATATAATACAACCTACTATCCTGTTAGTACAGCCTACTATCTCATTAGTGCAGCCTACTATTCCTTTAGTACAACCTACTATCCCGTTAGTACAGCCTACTATCTCATTAGTGCAACCTACTATTCCCTTAGTGCAACCTACTATTCCCTTAGTACAGCCTACTATTCTTTTAGTGCAGCCTACTATTCCCTTAGTACAACCTACTATTCCCTTAGTACAACCTACTATTCCCTTAGTACAACCTACTATTCCCTTAGTACAACCTACTATTCCGTTAGTTCAACCTACTATTCACTTAGTACAACCTACTATTCCATCAGTACAACCTACTATTCCATTAGTACAACCTACTATCCCTATTACAAATATAATACAACCTACTATCTCTATTACAAATATAATACAACCTACTATAAAGCCTACCATACAGCCTACCATTCCATTAGTAGAACCTACTCAGCCTATAATACAACCAACTAGATCTATAATACAACCCAAACAATCAATATCCCAAATAGATTCATCAGTAATGTCATCATCAGCTATAGCTAGCGTAGTGGGTTCAAGCTCAGTAGGAAATGCAATTACTACCATTTTTCCGACTACTTTACAACCTTCGCAAGGTTCTTCGCAAGGTTCTTCGCAAGGTTCTTCGCAAGGTTCTTCGCAAGGTTCTTCGCAAGGTTCTTCGCAAGGTTCTTCTCAAAGTTCGCAGGGTTCTTCGCAAGGAGGTTCGTCAATAATATCTACATTTAATACAATTTTAATAGCTGTAGTAGGCATTCTTGTTGGTATTATTTCCGTTATTGCTTATTATATTTGTACAAAAAAACAAGATACATTTCTAGGGCTACCATATGATCTTCTTCGATATAGTAATAAACATAAAGAATTACTTCTTTTACGACTCGAACAAAAACCTGTGGATACATCCATTGCAATGGAAGCACATAAAAAAAGTTTAATTACATACGAAGATATTCATAAACATATAGCGATTTCATGGACAACATTCCCGCATATTTTAGAAGGTATTAAAAACTCCTGGAAATCTGTTCCAAATAACTTTGGTATGAAAAAATATGTACCTACATCTGATATACCTCCATTATATATTTATAAAGCATATCGAGGTCCTGAAGAACTTTTCAGTCCTTCTAAAAGCTATCTAATTACCAAAATTATTATGAGTACAGAATGTCCTGAATTAATTGCAATGACCATAGAAGAATCATCTGTCTTTTTTAAAGAAAAATTTTTGGTTATCATTAACAAAGATGATTGTGACTATATTACTATGAAAACCAACATACCAGAATTATATGTGTATCATCATTATTGCTATAAAACTTACGATATGGTATCCGAACATTCCATTCACGAAAAACTTCGTACAGCACAAACATATCAACAAGCTTATAATGATATTGAAATCCGTGATGTAGAAGAAGGAAAAATTGATAAAAAACGGCTCTCTCTTATTGTAAAACATAATAAAGAGTACAGTGAAATGGTTAAAAACATCAAGAAAATATGTGAAAAATTAGAAGATCCATTTTTCAAAATTAAAGAAGTTTTTTATCAAGAAGAAAATATGGATTATTTGTCTGTTGGCTACTAAGAGGGGTTCCGCCCCCTCACGGCGGAGTTTATAAATGTTTTAGCATTTTATAAAAATAGTAAACCATATTTAAATCCTAGGATTAATAATAAAGATATAATATGCCGCCGAAACGAGATAAAAGAAAAAATAAAAATGAAGAACAACCTCCCGAAGATAATCCACCACCTACCAAAAAACGTCATACTGTAATTATTTTTAATGCTGATCCTGAACCAGAAGATGATCCTGAATGTGAAGACTGTCATGGTGGCGGTGGTAATGACGACGATGATGATACAGAATATTTTAATTATTTCAAAGAAATGTTAGATCAACCACTTGAACCTGAACTCCCTCGTGAATTTATTACCATTACTAAACCTGTTAATAATATATCCGATTTAATTGAAATCGGTAAAATGTATGACTATACCAAAGATTACAATATTGATGTAAAAACGCTTTATTACCTTATTGATCCGTTAACTGATTTACAAAACATGATTGGTATGAAACAAATCAAACAAGACATGGTAGATCATATCTTATTCACTATTCAAAAATTTGATGCAAAACATGAAATCATGATGCATACTGTAATCGAAGGTCCTCCTGGTACAGGTAAAACCGAAGTTGCTCGTATTATTGGCCGTATTTATTTAGCCATGGGTATTCTTCGTAATAATAAGTTTATTAAAGCTAGTAGAAGTGATTTGATTGCCGGATATCTTGGTCAAACTGCCATTGCCACACAAAAAATTATTAATTCTGCAAATGGTGGTATTTTGTTTATTGACGAAGTCTATTCACTTGGAAATGCCGAAAAACGCGATTCATTTTCGAAAGAATGTATTGATACCATTAACGAGAATTTGACAACCCGTAAAACGGATTTTATTTGTATTATTGCTGGATATAAAGAAGATATTAAAAACTGTTTTTTCGCGTATAATGCAGGTTTGGAACGACGTTTTCCAATTCGGTTTCGAATTGAAGATTATAATGCTGGTGAATTATTTTCAATTTTTAAGAAAAAAGTAAGTGACAATAACTGGGTAATTGATGTTTCTATTGATTTAACGTTTTTTGAGAAACATCATGATGCTTTTAGCTTTTTTGGTGGTGACATGGAACTATTATTTAATAGTTGTAAGCGATCCCATTCACGTCGTGTATTTGGTACAACTGAAATAAAAAAATTATTAAAAATAGTAGATTTAGAAAAAGGATTTGAATCCTTTACCAATCATAAACGTGAAAAAGAAAAAGAAGATGGAGTTTGGAAGACAATGTTCATGTGAGGGGTACCGCCCCCTCGCGACGGCGTTTTAAGAAAATCGCTCAAAAATATGGTTCTTTTTATAAAATTGATTTTTTCTGTGTAAAATTTTAAAAAATTAAAAAGTACAAAGCAAATATGGCAAACAAAAAAACAGAGTTCAATCTCGAAATGACCAATTCCAATGATTTTATCGATACAGAATATGATGTACTTGAACTCAGTGGAGATTTCCCGGATGAAGACCACATTAGCAATATTCTTCGCAAATTGTTAAATTCCGAAAAAAAAGTAAATTCTTTAGTGTTTTCGATGAACATATTTGATCCAGGTTTTGAGAACAATTGTATGGAAGATTTTTTGGAATTTTTTGAAAAGACAAAGATTCCATCAGTGATTGTTGAATATCCATCAACATACGATGATTTGTCATTGGGGGAAAAACGAGATTTTGAAAAATACCCTGATTATTATGTTCGTTTTGTAAATAACATCCTAAAAGCAATTGAAAAAAATACAAATATTAGCCATTTTTCCTTACCAGATATCATGAAAAATCTTACAAAGGTCATGTCATAAAATTGATTTTTTTCTGGAAAAAATAGACTAAAAATAAACTATACAAAGTAGTAATATGAACTCGTTTTCGCTGAGCATTCAAGTTCCGCAAATTACTCAAGAAATTACTAAAGAGATTACTCAAAAGATTACTCAAGAGTATTTACCGAGTTTTCAACCTGTACTTTTACGTCAAAATGCGTATGTAAACAATAATTGGTTATTTACGCATTTTGATGATAACATTATCTATGACAATCGCAAGACGCTTTACACGTGGAATGATGTTGTATTGACTCCTGACGAGTTGAATCAAAATGTAATGAATGTAGTTGAGTCTACCTAAAAACAAAATAAAGTAAACATAGAAACCACATAAAAACTTACAAGAGGTAAAAACAACCTCTTGTAAAATTGTATAGCCATTGAAATATTTTTATAATTTTAAAAAGGATTTTAAAAAGGATTAAGATAACTTAAAGATAAATTTAATATAATAAAATGAGTGGAAAATATAAATGTGAATATTGTTCAAATGAGTTTTCAACAAAATCAAACCTTAATAGACATAAATCAATATCTAAAACATGTACACAATCCGAAAAAAGATATGTAACATGTGAATATTGTTCAAAAGAACTAACAACAATATCTATTTTAAATAAACATAAAGACATTTGTAAAGAAAAAAAGAAAAAAATAAACAATAGTTTATTATTAGAAAAAGAAATACAAACTATTAAACAAGAATTACAAAAACTTAAACATACCACAGAAGAAATTGAAAAAAATAAAAATAGAAGAGCTTGAAGAAAAAAAAATTGAAATTGTTACAGATATAAAAGAATATAAATTTGGTACTACTGATTTCATTGTTCCAATTCGTTCTGATGGTATGATTAATGCAACTTCTTTATGTAAAGCTGGTGAAAAACGTCTTGATCATTATAAAGAAAGTCCGCAAACAAAAGCTTTTTTAGAAGAACTTTCTTTGGTCACCGGAATCCGGGTATCAAATTTATTTGAAGCTAACATAGGTGGTCATAATGGAACTTGGGTTCATCGTAAAATAGGTTATCATTTAGCTCAATGGATATCTCCTAAATTTGCCGTCCAAGTCTCTACTATTCTTGATGAACTTTTTATTATAGGTAAAGTTGATTTAAATAAAAATATACCTAAAGATGAAATAGAAATACAATATAAAGAAAAAATAAATAGTCTTACTGAAGAATATAAAACGCTTCTTCATAAGCATAATTCATCTTTAAAAACACATCGATATATTAAATTCAAAAGAAGTGATCCTTGTTTTTATATCATTGATTCTGGTATATATAACGAACCTAAAAATTACTATAAGTTTGGTATTAGTGGAACAGATGAAAAACATACAATTGATGATCGATTAAAAAATCATCGTACATTATGGCCGCTTTTAAAAGTACGTTTTTTGTTATTTATAAAAGATGTTCAATATATTGAAAAAAGCTTTAAAATAATGTATGACAATGAAATAAATCCAAATGGTCATGAGATTATTGAAGGAGTTACGTTAGAAGATATGACTGATCGTCTAAAAAAGTTATTAAACTTATTAAGTATCAAAGAATATGAAATCATGATCGAAGAGAAACTAAAAGAATATAATGATTATGTTGATACTACATTAAAAATAAAATAAAATAATTCGAATACTGTTATTATTTTAAACTGATTTAAGACTGAAAAACATCCTTTATGAAGAAGCCGTATAGAACACAATCGATACATCCCGTATTAAGCTTATAAACAATTTAATATAACAGTTTAATATACTAAAAGAAGCTGAAGATTACATTTCGCATTTATCCAAATGTTTACCAACATCGATAAGACAGATTGAAAGAAAATTTAGAATTAGAAGAAAGGCAATCGAGTTCTGACGTAGAATTTCATAAACAATTAGAAATGATTGGTGACTATACTGCGTCTGAATTGAAAGGATTCAAGGAAATCTATAAGAAAACTGGTGTAATAAAAGGTCCAAAAGATTTGATTCAAAACAAAGATTTGACCACTCGTTATGTAGCGTTTTTGAAAGAAGACTTTTAATCATTAAGCAAAAAAAATCATTAGTGGCAAAGCCATATTGTTATTCACTATATTTTTGATATAGTGAAAATTTTAGTGAATATTTTTAGTGTTCAAGGTGGGCAGTTTGGGCAAATTTTATTTTTTTCCAACCATGTCTTGACGCAATTTCGATGACCAATATACTTATTACAATTCAAGCATTCAACGATACTATATAAATTATTCTCAATTTCTTTTTTACATATCATGCATCGAAATTCTTTCTTATTTTCTCCTGTATCAATATTAATGGTATTTGTCAATAGACATTTTGTATCGGTAATTTCATAATCAAGAACGGTTTTAAGTTTTGTTACTTTTTTTTCTTCTAAATGACTATATTCGGTTGGTTCGCGATTGCTTGATGAGACTAAACATTCTGAACATGATTGCAAACACATACATAAAAAGTAATAATCAGCTGACATATTTATTTGAAGTGTTTTTATTTAACATCTTTTTCAAAAACCAAGATGTACCAAAAACAACTCAAACTTTTCTAAATTACATGTGCGAGGGCGTTTTGAACCCCTCAAATGCACGATTGTACGATTTTTTTATCTACAAATTTAACGATTTTTGTGATTCTAGGTGGAGGCATTTTTCCATAATAAATCATCACATGTAAATGTTCATCAAACCCTACTGTTGCCAAATAGTGATTATTTAATTTTGAAATAACATCTTGATAAGAATTTGGTTTTTTAAATATTTTTCTAGACCAGAAATAAGCTTCTTCCAATGTATTAAAACACGTATATACATTTTTATCAGAAAATTGTATATAGAGAGATGCCATTTGTTCTTTTTACATTTTTACATTTTTCTGAATATAAATTTCAATTTTATAAATGGGTACTTCGTTAAAAGGATATTTTGTATATATAAGATAACATGGACATGGATGATAAAGTAATGTTGTACTTTATTGGTTTCTCTACTGGAATTATGATTAGTATTCTTATATATATTATCAAAGTATGCTATTGTTCGAATAATTTTAACAATGGTGAAAATTTACATTCTATTTCACCATTGTTAAAATTGAGTTTTACACCACCTGAAAACGCCGAATCATGTCTTGTATGTTTAGAAGACTATACAAATAAACAAGCTGTTATAGAATGTACATCATGTCATGTTTTAATTGGACACGCGTCTTGTGCCTATGAGTGGTTTCAACGAAATTTATCATGCCCACATTGCCGTGTAGAAATCTAATCACTTTTTCGCTTATCTAGCAACTCCGTCGAGCGGGGACGGGACCCCAGCTGTCATTAAACGACATGAACACTCTTAAAATTACCTTTATTTAATATATGTCAAAACATAGTAGATAACAAATTAAACATCTAAAAATAAAATAAAAACATATTGAAACTAAAAATGAAAATTTTATAAATTGGCCAACATTTTTATAAAACTATTTTTAGTCCACACACACATTTTTGTATTTTTGTAGCATATAAAAATACAATATTATAGGTTATATACAAGTTAATTTTTAATGATAATTTTATTACTTTACAATATATTGTAACTTATGTATAATCACCCTGTAAATAATATAATTTTTTGTAGCATATAATATTATTTTTTGTAGCTTAGAGTAATTTTTGTAGCATATATAAATATTTTTTGTAGCTTAAGATATTTAAAGATAAAATATAATATATAAAATATAATTATATAAATAAAATGCATACATGTTCATATTGTGATTCTGAATTTAAATATAAATCAGATTTAAATAGACATCAAAAAACTGCTAAATTTTGCTTATCTATTCAAGAGACTAATAAAAATAATGTTATTGAAAAACGACTATTTGAATGTACTTTTTGTAGTAAAGAATTATCATCTAAATCTAGACTGACTTATCATTTAAATATTTGTAAAAATAATCCAGATAATAGTAAAAAAAAGACTAATAATATTCAAAAAATAAATCAACAAATCCAAGAAATGTCAAAAAAGATTGAAACATTACATAATCCAGTACAAAATATTACTATAAATAACACTTTAAATAACACTTTAAATAACACTTTAAATAATACTTTAAATCAAACTAATCACAATTATGGTAGTATACTATCATTATCAAAAGACGTAATTAAAGAAACATTTGATAAAAACTATACATTAGAAGACTTTTTTGGTTCTCAAAAAGCTCTTGCTGATTTTACCAATAAATATTTTTTACGTGGTAAAGATAATCCTTTGTATTTATGTACTGATAAATCACGGCAAAAATTTGTTTATACAGATGAACAACAACAAGAAACAGAAGATGTCAACGCAGCAATTATGATTAAATTAATGACAAAAGGAATTGATAAAATGAAACAATTATATGACGAAGAAACAATAATTTTAGAAAAACGTTTAAAACAATTTTTACATAGTAATGACAATACAAATATTATAGAAACACGACAACAAATAAAAATATTAGATGATACATATAAACAGTTATTAACAATATTCAAAAATGGTGATAAATACAGAATTCAATTAAGTAAAATATTACCATCTACAGTTGAATCACGAATTAAAATGGATGACCAAGATTTAAAACTTTTTTCTAATGACGATAAAAAGATTGAAACTGAATTAGAAAAATTATATAAAAAAGGTGGAAAAAATGAAGAAGATGATGATGAACAAGAAAGTAATGATGAAAGGCTTTTTGAGCCTAAATACGATAAAACAGCTCGTCATATTGGTGGTATTACATATGGTGGTTTACGTATATACAAAGACCATTATGTAAAAACTGGTAAAAAAGTATATCATCCAAAACATATAGGTTATCCTGAGTTTATGAAGAAATTTGATGAATTTTGTGAAAATGATGAATAAAACAACAACCCAAAAACAAACCAAAAACAAACCTTGTACCCACTATTTTTTAATACTAATATTTTTACACCTTTGGACATTTAAAACGCCGATTTTTAATTTAAACATTTTCTATTATATATAGAAAATATGTCTGAATCTGAACCTGATTTTAAACTTTTATATGAACAAAAACTATCTGAGAACGACCTTCTTAAAAAAGAAGTAGAAATTCTCACTGACCATCTAAAAAAATATACTGCACCAACTCGTAGTAAAAAATATTACGAGCATCATAAGGATGAAATACTCGAAAGACAAAAAGAATATAATAAAGCATATATGAAAGAATTAGATCCAGAAAAAATAAAAGAATACAATAAACGAGCATACCAAAAACGTAAACAAAAAAATCAAAATGATGAAAATAAATAATTAATTTTTACGCAAAACTAATTTAAATATTATTTTCTTGTATATAGATAAATATGCCACCCCGACGAAAACCGGACCCTCCGGATAAACCAACCGGAGCAAACTGTATACAGGAGAAAACTCCCTATCGCACCATTAAGACA